CCTTCGACCGGGTATTCGTCGGCCACTACCACAACCGCTGCATCATTCCCCGCACCCGCATCGAATACATCGGTTCGAGCCGCCAGCACAACTTCGGCGAGGACGAGGAAAAGGGCTACACCGTGCTCTACAGCGACGGCAGCCACGAGTTCGTGAGAAACCGTGCCAATACCCGCTACCGGGTTATGGACGTGCCGGAGGAGAAAGCCGGCATCCGCCTGACGGACGAACTGGCGGAGATGCGTGCCGAGGGACGTTACAAAGTCAAGGTGCGGGTACACGGACGGGCTTCCCAGTTGCCGAACATCGACAAGCGTGCCCTGTTCGAGGCCGGAGCCTCCAAAGTGGAACTGCTCGCCGAGGAGACGGAGACCGAGTCGCTGCCCGACGGCGACCTCTTAGAATGTTACGACGGACGGAAAATCAGCGAGAGTTACCGGGAGTTCTGCACGCTCCGCAGCATCGAAGATCCCGAATACGGGCTTATGTACCTATCTCAAATCGACGGAACACCATGTGGAAATTAGAGCATATCGAAGCGGAAAATCTGTGTGCTTTCCGCACGCTGGACTACACCCTCCGGCAAGGCGTCACGACGCTCGTTTTCGGCGACAACCGGGACAACGACTCGCAACGCTCCAACGGCAGCGGCAAGTCCGCCCTTATCGAAGCCATCGCTGTAGGCATTACGGGAAGTCCGCTGCGCAAGGTGCGCGGCGAGGAGATTATCAACGACGCCGCCCCGGAGTGTCGGGTGCGCCTGCGTCTAAGAAACGATGCCGCCGGCGAAACCTTCCTCATCGAGCGGCACATCCCACGCAAAGGTGCCTCGACGGTCGAATGCAGCATCGAGCGGAACGGCCGGACGGTTACGACCGATGAAGCCGTACAACCCTCGGTGGACGCCTACAACCGCTACATTCTCGACAAATTAGGCATCACACGGGAGGAGCTGTTCAACACCTTCATCCTCTCCAAGCACAAATACCAGGACTTCCTGTCCGCCTCCGACACGCAAAAGAAAGAGATCATCAACCGCTTCTCGAACGCCTCCATAGTAGACCGTGCCATCGAAAAGGTGGCGGACGATATTCTGCCGGTGGAGAAATCGTTGCAGCAGGCGGCGTTGGACCTTGCCGGGTTGGACGGGCGTGTCGAGATGCTCGCCGAGCAAATACAGCGGGAAGAGCAAACTGCTGAGGAGAAAGCCCGCAGCCGTCAGGAGCGCATCGTTGCCATCCGGGAATCCGTCGCCGCCAAACACGCCCTGATTCGGGAGAAAAACATGCTGCGGGACGACTTGCAGCAGAGCATCTCCCGGCTCGAACAGGCGGATGCCGTTCTGCAACAGACGGAAGAGGGCGACGATGCAGTGCAAACCTGCGCCGTGCGGGTCGGCAAACTCCTTTCGGGACTGGACATCGGCGGATTCAGCGACTGGGTCGGCGTCCTGAAAACCAAGCGGGACAGACTCTCCGCCGCGGAGGACGAATGGCACACCGTACACGAAGAATATGCCCGTATCGAAGCACACGCCGGAGCGTTGGCGCAAAACCGGGACGACCTGAGAAAACGCCACGACCTGCTACGGGAGGAAAACCGGCAGAAAGCCCTGCAATACGACAGCTGCCTCCGGACATTCAACGAGCGGTTGGCTGCGGCCGGTTCCCGGTTATCCGACATGCGTCGGAAGCGTCAGGACGTGCTGCGCAGCATCAAAGCGCTCAAAGGGCAACTCTCGGGCGTCATCTACTGTCCCTCCTGCCGGCACGAATTTCTGCTGGCGGACGAGGACTTCGACATCGCCGCCGGCAGGGACAGGTTGCAACGGCAGCAGGAACGGTTGCAAGCAGTCGATACGGACATCCGCAGCCTGAACAGCGAAACCGAACAGGTAGAGGCGCAGCAAGACCGCATACGTCGGGACAAACGGGCTTTGGCCGCAGCAGACGGTCCGATGGCTAACGAACTCTCCCGTGCGGAAAGTGCCGTGCAGGATGCCGACAGCCGTCTGAGGCGGGTACAGCAGCGACAGCGGCAAATCGAAACCGAATTGGACGGATTGCGGGGCGAACTGGACGGCATCCGCCGCAAACTCTTCGACGAAGCCTTCGCCCTCGTGGTCGACGCCTGCCGCCGCACCATGCGTGACGTTCAGCGTACCGAAGAAGAAATCCGGGCTGCCGAGAGTGCCGTCGCCACGCTCGAAGAGACCGTCGAAGAGTTGAAAAACACCTCCTCCACGGAGCTGATACGTTCGCACAAAGCCTCCCTGAAAGAGGTTCGGCGTAAATCCGGCGAAGCGGCGGCACACAAAGAGGAAATCGAACGGCGGCTGCATCGCTTGCAGGAGCAGCAGGAGCGTTTCGTCCAGTTCAAATCCTTCCTTGCCGGAACGAAAATCGAAGCCTTGAACCGCATTACCAACGAATTTTTAGAAAACATCGGTTCCGACATCCGCCTGCGCCTTTCCGGTTTCACGCTACTCAAGACAGGCAAGCTACGGGAGAAAATCTCCGCCAGCCTCGTGCGGGACGGTGTAGACTGCGGCTCATTCGGCAAATTCTCCCAGGGCGAGGCCACCCGTGTGCATTTAGCCACCATCCTCGCCATGCAGCGGTTGGTGAACAGCGGCTGCGAGGCGGACAAAGGCCTCGACCTGCTGGTGCTGGACGAGATCCTCGACGCCATGGATGAAAGCGGCCTTGCCAGCACATTCGGAGCGTTGAACCGTTTAGGCATCACCTCGCTCGTCGTCTCGCACGGCAACGTCGCCGAGGGTTACGAACACAAACTCGTCATCGTCAAGGAAAATGGAGAATCACGCATCGGATAACATCACCCGGGAACAGGTGCTGGCGTTGGACGTGGCAACCAAGACTGGTTATTACAGCCTGCACGAGAACGGCACCTGGAACTTCACCGAATCCAAGCGCCGCAACGGCAACAAGATGCACGACGCTTTCCGGGTGATGCTGGTCGCCTTCATCCGCCGTTACGGGATTCGTCGCATCGTCGCCGAAGACGTCGCCGTGAACCGCCATTTCTACGACCTGCACCGCCTCTCGGAGCTGCGGGGCATCCTCTTAGAGGTGTGTGACGAGCTGGACCTGCCGGAACCCGAATTCGTGAACCCCGCCACACTGAAGAAATTCGCCACGGGGGACGGTCGGGCGACCAAGGAACAGATGATTCGTGCCTGCCGGGAGAAATACCGCTACGAGTCGCCCGACGACAACGCCGCCGACGCCTGCCACCTGTGGCATTATTACATTCGCAAACATCGTATTTAAGAAGTTATGAAAGCTATTTACAGAATTGACGCACATAGAGCTGACAGATTGGGAATCAGATTGAACCCTCAATCCGCCGGCCTATGGAGCAAGAGAAAAGACCACTCTCGGAAGCAGAGTTAAGAGACATCGAACTGCGCACCGAGCTGTTCAACCGTTACATCCTGCCCAACCGGAATTTAGTGTACCGGCTTTGCATCCGCTACACCTTCTTGCAGGAAAACATTGCAGACAACTACAGCGAGGCACTGGTGAACTTCTTCCGGTACATCACCACCTACGCCCCCCAGCGGAGCCTGCTCAACTGGATACACATCGTGACCAAGCGATTCGTCATGGAGCAGAACCGCCGCCACGGCCGCCTGCCCGTCTCGGAAAACGTGGACGTCTTCAAGCTCGCCTCGTCGCTCAGCGACGAAGACGAGACGCACGGCAACGCCATGGGCATGGACAACTACCGGAAGTTCTACAACGACGACATTCTCGCCGCCCTCGACCAGCTCAAACCCATCTACCGGGAAGCCCTGCTGCTCCAGCAGGCGGGGTACAAACTGGAGGAGATCGTCGAAATCTCGTACCGCAACGGCAATATGAAAAGCCGCAGCATGGACACGATGAAGAGCCGGATATTTTTAGCAAAGCAACAAATGCGCAAACTCATTACGCCCGATGGAGAAAAACGATAAAACCCGCCGAGCGGCAGCATTGTTCGAGATGCTGGTACGCCGGCTCATCGCCCCGGCATTCCGCTTTCCCGGCGGAGCGGCGGGGCTTCGGGCGGTGGCCGGCTGTCTGGACATCCTGCGAACCAGCGGCGGCGGGGAGCTTTCCGACGAGCGGCTGGCGGACTTCTGCATCTGTCAGGCGCACGCCATCAGCCGGTTCGATGCGGAATACCTGTCGCACCGCTGGATGCCGTCGCACTCCTTCGGTCCCAAGGCCCGGAAACGCTTCGCCGCCACCACACCGGTGCGCCGCTACTACGAAGACCGCTGGCTTCAGGGGGCGGGGCTCACCCGGGATGCCTTGCCGCTGCTGCTCAAAGACCGGCGGGAACATCCGCTATGGCGGTTTCTCGACCCCGCCTACGAGGAGGCGACCAAACGACGGGTGGTGAACACCCCCGTGGGCTACTACGTCTGCGGCGTTTCGACCCTGCTGTGGAACCCGTTCTCCGCCGCCTGTGGAGAGTGCGTCCGGGCGGAACTTTGCCGCCGGCGCACTGCCGCCCGTTATCCGGAACTGTACCGTCTCCGCTGCGAGGAGGCAGAAAGGAGGAACCGGTCATGAGCAAGGCAACCGTCAATCCGCTGTCGGCGGAGTTCCTCTACGAACTCTACGCCGCCTCTCTGCGCTACGACACCCTGTGCGGCGTAGTGGCCGAAAACATGCACAAGGAATACCTTCCCGACCGCAGTTTCCAGAAGATGCAGGAGGTCATCACCAACCACTACCGCACCTACAAAGTGCCGCCGACATACGCTACGCTCTCGCAGACCTTTCAGGGCGACTACGACGTCATCGAACTCATCGAGACCTTTCACGAATACGAAGAGGAGAACTCCAGTACGGAAGCCCTCACCGACATGCTCGAAGCCTACATCAAGGGCGTGCGCTTGCAGAAAGTCTACACCGAAGTCGGTAAACTATACAACCAAAACCGGCAAGACAAGGCCGAGGAACTGTTGGGCGAATACGCCCGGTGGCTCTCGTCGTTCACGCTCCGCACCACGGCATTCGTGGACGTGGCGAAAACCTTCCGGGAGCGTTTCGAGCACAATCGCCGGCGGGAGGCCGAGAGCCGGAAGAACCGGCTGCCGCAGGTATGCCGCTTCTACATCCCGTACCTCGACACCCTGAACGGCGGTCGGAACCTCCGAGGACAGCTGACCTGCTTCCTCGCCTCGACCGGCGTCGGCAAATCGCACCTCGCCAAACACATCGGCATCCGTGCCGACATCGACGACGGGCTGCATGTGCTGCACTACCAGCTGGAAGGTTCCGAGCAGGAGGCGTTGGACGCCTATTCCGGCGGCATGATTTCCCGCAACGCCTACTACTTCGAGCAGGGGCGAATCTCCGACCGGGAATTCAAACACTTCGAGGAGTTGGTGATGGGCTATGCCGGCAGCATCACCGTGCGGTCGTTCCCCCGCTTCGCCGCCCGCATCTCGACGATGGACATCAAGAACGGCATTGCCGAATACCGCAAGATAAACGGCTACTCGCCCGATGTGGTCATCATCGACTCGATGGACCTGCTGACCGACGCCACCCGCCGCCAATGGGGAGCCGAGCATGAACGCTCGAAACGAATCGCCGTCGCCAACGACCTCAAAGACTTGGCGGCGGACGAAAACGTCTGGATGGTGGTGACCTACCAATCGACCATCGAAGACCGGGATTGGCTCAACAACGAGCGCAACGTACTGACCGAGTACAACTGTTCCGAAGCGAAGGGATTGGCACGTCCCTGCACGCACCTGATTTCCCTGAACCAGTCGTCGGCCGAACGGAAAGAGTGTCTCATGCGGCTGCACGTGGACAAGAGCAGGTTCTTCCGGAAGGGAGATACGATTAAGATAGCGACCGACTACGACAACGAAGTGTTCTATGATGCGCAGCGGTCGATGAGTTTAACGCAGGAGATGTAAGTTTCCTGCGTTTTTATTGTCCTTTATCTAATCTGCACAAAAAAGT